TGAATGCGATGCGTATATAATAGGACGCAAGTAAGCCGACTCGGAACGGATTCGTTCATCCTATGTACCACATACTACTCAGTCTAATAGCGATAGGAGCACCACTTGATTGTGAACATGCTTCAGAACTTATAGACTCTGCACGTAACAATCCTGATAAATCTGAGCAATTAGAAATAGTAAGGGTTGTCATTGCACACACAGATCCAATGTGTTTTAAGGACGCAAAAGCCGACTGAAGGAACGGATTTTATATCCAACTACTTTAGGAGAAACCAAATGGCACAAGTCACATACCGTGGTGTCGTATATGACACCGATAGGAACAAAGCAAAGCAGACTAACAAGGTCGATTTAACTTACCGTGGTGTAAGACAAGAAAAAGAACTTACAAGTCTTAAGTGATTGAAACATTAGAGATATGTGTAGCATCTGCTATCTTTCTCACAATCATAACTGCTGAACTTAAGTTTCTATATGGAAAATAAACATAGGGAGGGTTGCATCCCTCCTTTTTTTATGCTATAGTGATTGAAACAATAATATTATGGACAGAGCAAAACTTAAACTGATGGTTCGTAACTTAGAATTATTGGTAGATGATATTAAAGCAGAGGTTTATTCTGACGTGCAATCATACGTTAGTCCACCTCCAACCATCACACAAGATTATGATGAAATATTAGAGGACGACGATGGCTACCCAGATTAGTAGAGCAAAACGATTAGTCAAAATGCTTGAAAGACTAGTCAAACAACCTTATCTGTATGATGAGGAACAAAATAAATTAATTCGTGAACAACTAGAAGTTGCAAAAAATGAATTAGCAAAAATTCAAGAACAATCATCAAAAGGATTTAAATGAACGTATCACTTATAAGTGTCTCTCCTGATGCCGAAAAACATATGGCATACTGTGCTCGTGTGAGTAACCCTAATAATCAGGATAATGAAAATTATGCAGGTTTATTAAGATACTGCATCAAACATCAGCATTGGTCGATTTTTGAGCAAGCATTTATGACTCTTGAAATTAATACTACAAGAGGACTTGCTGCACAGATATTACGACATCGTTCTTTTACATTTCAAGAGTTTAGTCAGAGATATGCTGATACAAATTTATTAGATACAAATATACCTTTACCAGAATTAAGAAGACAAGATACAAAGAATCGTCAGAATAGTATTGATGATATACCAGAAGAACAAAGTAAAATGTTACTTGGTAGAATACAAAATTATTTTAATGAAGGACTTGATTTATATAATGAACTATTAAGAGAAGGAATTGCAAAAGAATGTGCAAGATTTGTTTTACCACTTGCAACACCAACTCGCATTTATATGTCTGGAAGTGTTCGCTCTTGGGTGCATTATATTGACCTACGTTCTGGACACGGAACACAAAAAGAACATATGGATATTGCAAATGCTTGTAAGTACATATTTACCGAACAGTTTCCAACTGTATCTGAGGCTTTGCAATGGGTCTAAATAACTATACTACTTTATAATATTATGGCAACATATCCTGTAGTAAATACAAAAACTGGTGAACAAAAAGAAGTTGTAATGAGTGTCACAGAATGGGATCAGTGGAGAGAAGACAATCCTGATTGGTCAAGAGATTACTCTGATCCCTCAACTATGCCAGGTGTCGGTGAAGTTGGAGAATGGAAAGATAAGTTAAGAAAGAGTAAACCAGGTTGGAATGATGTCCTTAAAAAGGCAGCAAAATCACCAGGTTCTAGAGTAAAGTCACTTTAATCAAATGCCAAGAAAAAAGAAGACTAATGGGGATCAACCCATAGGTATCGGTCTAACTACGAAACAAATGAAACGTAAGAAACCGATTGGAAATAGTTACCTTCTTGATATTGAACCCATCACAGATAATCAAAAGAAACTTTTTGATTCATATGCAGATGGTAAACATCTAGTTGCATATGGCACTGCAGGAACAGGTAAAACATTTATTTCATTATATAATGCTCTTGCAGATATTCTTGATGAAACAACACCATACGAAAGAATATATCTCGTTCGTTCATTAGTTTCTACTCGTGAAATCGGTTTTTTACCTGGTGACCACGAAGACAAAGCTGATATTTACCAAATACCATACAAAAATATGGTAAAATATATGTTTCAAATGCCTACTGATGCCGATTTTGAAATGTTATATGGTAATCTAAAGGCACAAGAAACAATTAAATTCTGGAGTACGTCTTTTATTAGAGGAACTACTCTTGATAATGCGATTGTCATTGTTGACGAATTTCAAAATCTTAATTTTCATGAATTAGACTCAATTATCACCCGTGTTGGTGAAAATAGTCGTATAATATTTTGTGGAGATGCAAGTCAAACTGACTTAGTAAAAACTAATGACAGGAATGGCATACATGATTTCCTCAACATATTGCGAAAAATGCCATCCTTTGATATAATAGAGTTTGGTATTGATGATATAGTTCGTTCTGGACTTGTCAAAGAATATATTATTGCAAAACTCGATACTGGTCTTTAATGTTTAATCATGTTGATATTGATCTTCCTAAATTAGAACGGGAAACAATCGATGGAGTTCGTTATTACTCTGTTCCCGATGAAGATGAATTAATTAAATTAGTTTCGATTACATCTATTACAAGTCATTTTAATAAAGAAGTTTTTGTTAATTGGCGAAAGAGAGTAGGTGATGAAGAAGCAAATCGAATTACGAAAGCAGCTACCACCCGTGGTACTGATTTTCATACTCTAACTGAACATCATTTATTAAATGATGAGAAACTTCCAAAAGTTCCTCCAATTTCTAATTTTTTGTTTAATGTAGCGAAGCAAAAAATTGGTAATATAAATAATATTTACGCTTTAGAGGGTTCTCTCTACAGTAGGCAACTAGGAATTGCTGGAACAGTCGATTGTATTGCAGAATACGAGGACGAGTTAGCGATAATAGACTTTAAGACTTCTAAGAAACCAAAACCAAGAGACTGGATAGAACATTACTTCGTCCAGTGTATGGCATACGGTTGTATGTTATATGAACTAACGGGTATATCTGTTAAAAAATTAGTAATTATTATGTCCTGTGAAAATGGAGAATGCATCGTCTATGAAGAATACAACAAAGCAAAGTACATCAAACTCCTCGGAGAATACATTAACAAATTTGTTCAAGATAAACTGGAACTCTATGGAACCGAATAAAGAACTAGAACAGGCAATCGAGAATAAATTCTTGACTCCATCTAAATTTGCAATCGAAATCGAAAAGATTGTTGCAGCAGAAGAAGACTTCAATTACATTGACGCAATCTGTTACTATTGCGAAACTAACAATATTGAGGTAGAATCAGTATCGAAGTTAATATCCAAACCTTTAAAAGAAAGATTAAAATGGGATGCAACCCGTCTTAACTTTATGAAACCTACATCAAGAGCAAAATTGCCTTTATAATGAAAAAATCAGAATTGATTCATTGGAGATTGCAAGCGATGCTTCGTGAGCATTCTTTTCGTGACTTACAGTACTTAGGTGTCAGACCTGATAGTGTTGGTATTGATCAACATTGGTATCGAATAGGAGAGGCAGAAGTTCCTGTTGACTCAATTACAGAATTAGATAGTGAAGAGGAAGATGATGAAAGTGACTCCATTTGAAACTTATCAATCATATCTATCAATGAAAAGTCATTTTACTAACCGTAAGTATGACTTTTTTAGATATGGTGGTAAATCTCGTGCAACAATAACATCTTTTAATAAGAGAAAAGATAAGTATTGGTTTGAGAAAACATCAAGAAAGTATTCTGATGCTGAAATTGTTAATTTTTTATTAGCAAACTTTGTAACTACAGATAATCCAAAAAATCTGTGGATAGGAGAAATTATCAATTCTGGAGAAAGAACTTACTCTGACTGGATGAGAAGACAACAAAGTATGTCTTATCTCTTTAAGGAGCAATCAAGTGAACTGCTTGAAAACCAGAATTTGCAGGAGATATTAGAGTGTAGGAAAGGACATCCTATCATATTAAAGAGATTTTTAGGTGGAGATATATCTTTA